CACTGCTCATTTTGTTCTCCTATGGTTCGTCTTCGTCGAGGTAGTCTTGTACCACCATCTTCAAGATATCGATGGCGTATGGCCTTGTTGCGTAATAGGCTTTGAGGGCCGCAGGGTTGACCTGCATGATTAGATTTTGCGCTTGGATAAAGAATGGATCTCTGCGGTATCGCAGAAGCGGATCCGCAAGGGCGGTTGGATCGTGGAAGAACGAGTCCAACAGTTCCCCAACCGTAGAATACTTGTCGAGGATGACTTGCAGGCGTTCGTTCATTGGGAAGTTTCCGCCCATACGAGACCCAACCCTAGACTTGTCAGTCTGAGTCATGATCTCGTCGTAAGTCATGTGGAGGGGAGATTCCTGCTGAAGACGAACGGCCTCCTGCTCTCGGTTCTGGGCATCAAGCCCGCTGACCTTGATGGTACAGATTTGAGAAAGCTCAGGATCCAAAAGAGGAAAAATTGTCTCATTCAAAAAGGACTGGAATTTGGTGATGAGAGGGCGCAACCCAACATCCCTTGCAGCCGTCAGCTTGAACTCGTTTGAGGATTCGGAGAGGGATTGCTGGTTCGTACCCCGAGAGAGGTGCGACATACCCGGCAACTCATCCGGCGACATCCCGAAAGCGGTCAGAATCGCTCGAGCCACATTGTCGTAAAGGAACTGGAACTCTCCATCCCCGCTCGAAGTCACCATCGGAACCCAAGTAACCCGATCCTTCTCGCCAACACCAAAAACAGGAACCCTGAAAGAGTTACCGACATTGTTGATCGAGTTCACGAACTCTTGCTTCAGGACATTGACGGTCTGTTGGTCAATATCCTCAGAGTTGATGACCAACATCCCCTTTGCAGCCCTACCGTTCTGGAAGTACAGGCGGTTATAGGAGTCAATCGAGATGTGGGTCGTGACCGAGCTTAGGGTGGTGTCAATCGGAGTTACTGGGTAACCATTGAACTCAATTTCATTGCAGGGAAAAAGATTCGTTACGATCAGCTCGTCTTCGGTGAAGGCTTGCTTTGGGGCTCCAGAGATAACCTGAACCCATGCGTAGTTGTTCTCTTCAAAGGCTTTTGCGTCGATCTTCTCGTTTGTGAGCTGGCGCAGGAGCTGAAGCCCAAGCTGACGAACATCCTGAGCCTCCTCCCCATCCTTTACGGTCTTGCGGATGGAGCTAGAGTCTACTGGACGGAAGCGATGGAGCTTTTGACGCTCGCCATTCTCTTCCTCATAAATAAGTTCGGTTGCAAACCATCCGATTGACAGGCCATCCATGGTTTGACGGTAAAAGAACTCGGTCAGGTTCATCTTCTCAGACTCTTTGAGCCCATCGGTCTTACCGCAGTTGACGAGGAGCTTCTCAAAGCGAGCAATACGCTCGTTAATCTTAATGGCCTGATCTTCTTTGATGATATTCTCAAACTCAGCCTTGATGCTGACTTGAACCCCGACATCAAAGCGGTCGTGCTTGATGTGGGCCATGAGGGACATGGTGTTTGACCGCGCTCTCAGGATGGAGGCGATCAGGTGGTTTTGAAGTCGGATCCTCTTGATGAGGTCGTCGGGCAGAAGCTGGTTCTTAATCTTATAGATTCCCGCCCAGTTGTAGGTACTGAGAGGATCTTCGGTGAAGGCAATACGGGGGGCACTGGTTTTCTCATGTTTGCCCATGTGTTTTTCAATCGCCTTCCCCATATAGCTATTGGTCAGACTCTTGGCCAGATCCTCTTGGGTGATCTGGTTCGGTGACTCGCCATAGGAGAAGAAGATTTTTTGATCCTTGGGTGTTTCGTTCTCAGCCATTCTTTACTCCACAGTCGCTGAATACAGATTCGCTGTATTTGGAGACAAATTGGTTATTGCAAGACTCCAGACAAGGGAGCTTTTAAGGAGCATCCCAGCACCCGCATAGGTGGGGTCATTGAAGGGTTGCAAATTGCTTTCGGTAACCCCGTTGATTGCGACCGACACGAGCTGGTCAGTCTCAAGGTAGAGGAACTTTTTTGCAGAACTGTAGATGACGATATTGTCTGTGATGACAGTTTCTGCGGGAAGAGGCATTGAGGAATAAAACTTGATCAGGTTGTCCTGAACTTGAGTGATTTGGTATGCTCCTCGAGAAGCTGGGGAGAATCCACCAAAGATATTGACGGTATCCCCGACTTGAACTGGGCCACTGCTAAAGATTCGGACTTGGTTCACAAAGCCCGCACCCAGAGTGATCGGCCCTTCAGCCACGCCATTTTGGTTCTCAATGGAGAAAGAGGTTGCCGTAACAGAGATAACGGTAAAAACCCCTTGGTTGGAGAGGTTGAAGTTGGATCCGATAACTACCTGATCCCCAACTACAACACCGCCAGAAATAAGGCTAAAGGGTGTCCCACCAGAGCTTGTGAAGGTAGATACATATCCAGACCTTGTGATGGTGACTGTGGTGGTTGCGTCCGCACCAGTTGTCCGAAGCGTTCTGAAAACAGGAGCTGTGCCTCCCGTCCAAGTCAGGCTGTAAGAGTTCACCGAAGCACCGACTTGGGCTAGGGCGTACTGCGTTGTGTTGTTTTGGCCAAGGGTTCGAGTACCGTTGAAAATCGTCTTGCTCTCATAGGGAGCAAGTGTCAGGTCGTTACTGGTAGCTTTTGAAACGGCCAGACCATTCACTTCGCGGGTGTACTTAAACACATTTTGAAGCGGATTGTTGGTCGGACTGTTCGAGTCCTTGTAACTATTCAGATAAACGAGGATATTAGCAGGCATTTAGTAACTCCCTAGAATCATTAGTCTTTTGAAAAGGCAAAAGTATCTACCGTAAAGATTGTCAGCCAAGATCCCAGAAGACCTTTTTCCCTTTCCTGTCAATAGTACCACTAGGCTGTGCGCCAACTTCGGCTTGAGGGGCAAAACGCCTGACCTCATCTAACATCATGTTTTTATTGTGAAAGTCTGCGGCCTTGGACAAGTCCGATCCTTCAAATTTTGGTTTTGGGTTTTCGGCAACTGAAATCACAGGCTTTACGGCATTCTTGCCGAACATATTTTGGGCAAAATACCTGACCGAGTCGCCGATGTGGGACAGCTCCTCGTCGTCGGGGGTCTCGGTGGGCTTGCCAAGGCTGTCGAGCTTGAAGTGGTGCTTGTGGAACATCTGCATGACCACATCGGTGCGCTCATGCTTGATCACCTTCAAGGCTCTCCGACCGCTTGCGTTGACGATCTGCCCCCTAACGCACTCGATACCCCCCTGAACATCTTTGGTGAAGTCTCGGCACGACATCCCATTCTTACGGAAAGTCTTGATGAACATCGGCTGGTTGGTATCCATGTACCAAGCCTTGGGGTCATATTCGTCTCGAATGGTGATCCCAAGCTGGAGGATGTCATCGAACTCGAGGTTGGGGATAGACCACGCATCGAGAATCCACCATTCTCCTGCGGGCATCATGGCATGGACTACGAAGGCTTGGCCCCCTGAATGTCCCCAGTCACCAGAGGCGTAAATTGGAATCCCCTGCCTCTTCAGCTCGGCGGTAAGGTCTTTGATTGTAACCCCCGTCTTCTCCTCCCCTGTAAAGTTGTAAAAGGCTTGATCAAGGGTCATGGAGTTCGAGCTTTCCTCGAAACGGGGGTAAATCAATCCTGATAACGATGGCTTACGGCACAAAAGCTGTGCGATTGCCATGTCGGGCGACATCGAGCGGAACATGTTGACGGTATGCTCGATCTTTTTCCACAACTTGCCCTTATCCAAGGGGGAGCGTTCAGCAAGACGGGTCTTGCACTGGCTTACGAGCTTACAGGATACGCACCCAGCATAGACATCGACCAGCTCGTATTGCTTGGCCTCTGAAGAAGGAAGGTTGGCGTAATCTTCGATAGTTACGCTCCGCAGGGGGGGATCTGGGTGGATATAGATTTTTGCACTTTTGAAATCAGACTTCCGCCTTTGCTTGGAGCAATGCTCGGTAACATCCATGATGTCCCACTTCAGGAGCTTCAGACCAAAGGTTTCCTTCTTTTGGATCAGGTTCTCCATCGCCCCGAACGCAAACTTTCGGGTACTGAAGTAGAGCTTTAGGGGGAACTGCGCCCCAATAAGGGAGGCAACCGCCTGAACCTCATCCAGAACCCTTGTGTCCTTGATCAGATCCACTTCGTCCGAGAAGACCACATTCACATGCTTTCCGTTCACGGAGGCAAGGGTGGCAACGAGAATATTGATGTGGGATCGGTTTCCATCCGACTGGACGATCTCGAGGTTACGAGCGTTGTTGGACTCAACCCTACTTCCGATTTCACCCAAGTAGGGGGTGAGCTTCAGGATAAAGGATTGGACATTGTTTAGGGCGATCTTTGATTGGGGTTCGATGGACGCAAGCCAACAGATGGTTGCATCGAAGAACATCATGAGGCAGACGGCAAGGATTGAGGCTGAAAGGGTCTTGAAGGCATCGCGGGAGGAGAGCCAAATATACCCCGGGCTCTGATCCCCTCGGTTGTTCCGATAGTCATCAAAAGCAACCCACAAAGCCTCCATAGGGCTCGCGTTTGAGTCCGCATCGGGGAGATGGGAATCAGGCAGATCCAAACCTAAGAACACCAGAATCCAATTCTTCAGCTCCTCTTTGGAGGCTGGGGGATTCTCAGCGTACTTTTTGAACAGCTTTTTCTTTGCGATTTCTTGTGGGTCAGACATATTTTAGAAGCCCCTCCTACCGATTGAAAGGAAAGAAAGAAAAGATAGGAGGGGCGAGGGGGATATGATCTATCCCCGACTATTTGCTTCGTTGGTAAACCCCTCTGGGTTCTCGGCAATTCGGCGGAACTCAGCATCTTGACCAGCCTCCTCGCGCTCCATCTGAGAGTCACGAGGATAGACAACCATACCGCCCAAGCAACCCATTACGGTCGCGATTGATACGGCATTTTTGAGAGACTCCTCTACAGCCCCAACGGAGTCGAAAAGTCCCAACTCTTCGGCATTTCCAAACTCTTGCTTTTCCACATCGTAAACCATGGAGGGATTGTCGATCAGAGCCTTGATCTTGTCGTCGATCTCCTCATCAGAGTAGCCCGCATTCTCGAGCAACTTTTGGATCGGAGCCATCAAAGCAGGGAACAGAACATCCTTTACATGGTCTGGATAATCAGTTCGCAGGATTTCCATGGCGAGGTCGATAGTGACCCTGCACCCGCCTTCAAGAACCCCGTTTGCGATGGCGTTTCGAGCCGCACAGATGGCATCTTCACAGCGATCGTGAGCCTCCTTAAGCTCACCATTGCTTCCACCAAAGATTGTCAGTTTTACAATCCCGTTGGTGAGCTTACCAATCCGCTCATCAAGCCACATTCCCTCGGCAACGCTCTCTGGAGCCTTGCGCTGGTTCTTGAGGGCTTCAACCCTGACCTGAACATTGAGTTCTTCTGGAGAGCCAACGATGGTCGAACGGAAGCGGTAGGCTTCAAAGTATTCCATTCCCTGACCCAAATCGATGATCTTGGCTTCAGAAATCTTATCCTTAAGCCCAAACACTTTCGCACCAGTGAAGGCGGAAAGGTCATGGAGGATATGGGTCTGAGCGTTGATGAACCCAGCCTTGGGGGTAACCATTGGAACCACATTGATGGTGTTTGGATTTGGGAAGTTATAGGCCAAAATGTTGATTACGGAATCAGAGAAGCCATTGGCAAAAATCACCACATTCTTCTTCTCTGCTTCGGCATTCTGCCATTGGCGACCAATCTCGCCTACAAGGGCTTCAACCGTAGAGAAGTCATTCAGAACCCCATCGTAAATGATGAACAGGGGGTTCTCCAAATAACAGCGTTGGTTGGCTTGGTCGTTCACAA